ATACTAATACATATTTGTTATCTAGCTCTAAGATGGGCGGGCTTGCAACTTATGATTTGTTTTCTCAACACCAAGAACTAGTAGGTAGAATGTTTGGATCATTTATTAACTTTAAATTTGAACCAGTGAGTAAAAAACTTACTATTATGCAACGTCCAAGAGGAGACGAACAAGTACTGATGCAGATTTATAATCAACGTCCAGACTTCAATTTATTGAGTGATCCTTACGCTGGACAATGGTTAAAAGACTACACACTAGCAGTAAGCAAATACATGCTAGGTGAAGCAAGATCAAAATTTGCTACAATATCTACACCACAAGGTGGTACATCACTAAACGGCGATGCTCTCAAAGCAGATGCCCAAGCCGAAATGGAGAAACTGGAACAAGATTTAGCAAACTATGCTGATGGCAGTAAGCCATTATCATTTGTAATTGGCTAAAAACTTCTTGACTTTCCATATTAATGACTATACAATTAGAAGATGCTTTCAAGAATAAAGGATCTTTTATGATAATCGGTATTTGTGGGTTAATTGGTTCAGGTAAAGGAACTGTTGCAGACTTCTTGGTAGAGCAACGAGGCTTTACAAAAATTTCATTTGCAGATAGACTTAAAGACGGCGTTGCTAGTGTTTTCAATTGGGATAGAGAAATGCTAGAAGGCAACACAGACGAGTCACGTGCATGGCGTGAAAAAGTAGATCCTTACTGGAGTACAGAACTAGGTAAACCTGTAACTCCTCGTTTGGTGCTACAACTATTTGGTACAGACTGTATGCGTAATGGCTTCTATGATGGTATATGGGTTAGTCTAGTAAAACAGCAATTACTTGCACATCCTGAAACAGATTTTGTTATACCCGATGTACGTTTTGAAAATGAAGCAGAAATGATCAAAAGTATTGGCGGCAAACTATGGCGTGTAAAGCGTGGTGATGATCCTGAATGGTGGGACATAGCACAAAAACAAATGCGAGTTTCTGCTGATAAGAAAAAGAATGACAGTATAGTTTTTATTAACAAGATGCAAGAACAATATCCTGATGTACACGTATCAGAATGGGCATGGTGTAATGTAGAATTTGATGCTGTAATTGAGAACAACAGCAGTGTAGAGTTTCTTAAAAATCGGGTGTTAGATCACCTTGCTTCCAAGTAAATCCTTCTTTGTGTAGAACACGCTGACAATTAGCACAAACAGTTTTAAGATTAGCATGACGGCAATTTGTTAGTTTACCGTCTATGTGATACACAGCAAACTGTTCAGTGTGTTTGCTGGTAAACCCACACTTATCGCACTTGTCTTTTTGACGATATCCAAGTTGATACCACATAGGTGTGCTTGGTGTTCTACCTTGAACACACTGTTCACACTTGCTTCTATAATAGGTCTTACGACCCTTCTTGTAGTTTACTGCACAGGGTCTGCGTTTACATGATTTACATAAAGGTCTATTCATAACTGTATTTACCCGCCCTTTTCGGCCCCTTTTTCGCTGTATATTATACCGCATTTTTAGAGATCGTGGCTAAATATGTGTAAGTGAATCAAAAGGAGTTATTAATATGGCACTAACATCACCAGGAGTTGAAGTCAACGTAATTGACGAAAGTTTTTACACCCCTGCCGCTGGTGCAACTGTTCCACTAATTATGGTGGCAACAGCAGAGAGCAAACCAAACGGTAGTGGTACAGGAACTGCACAAGGCACACTAAAAGCCAATGCAGGAAAAGTTTATCTAATGACAAGTCAGAGAGAATTAACTGACACATTTGGTAATCCAACATTTTATACAGATACATCAAATAATCCGTTACACGGAAACGAATTAAACGAATACGGATTACAAGCGGCATACTCATATCTAGGTGTTGCTAACAGAGCATATGTTGTAAGAGCAGATGTTGATTTAGGAAAATTAACAGGATCAGCAAGTGCACCAACAGGCGATGCGACTGATGGCACATACTGGTTTGATGTCGACGACACTGCATACGGTGTTTTCGAATGGGACGCTTCTACACAAAAATTCACTAACAAAACAATCACAGTTATCACAGGTTCATCTGATTTAGACGGTGTGTCAGGTGCAACTTACACAGGTGTCAAAACTTCTGTGGGATCAAAGGGCGATTATGCTATTGTTACTTGGAACACAGAAAATCAAATGTGGTACAAAAACTCCGACAATGCTTGGGTAAAAGTAGGTTCAACTACAAACACAGGTTTTGGTTCACTAGGTAGTGTTAACACATTTACTTCAGATTGTTGGGCAACTAGTTGGCCAGTAGTACAAGGAACTACTTTAACTAACGGTACTATTAGTGGTACACCTGTTATGAAAATTAACGGAACTGAAGTTACTTACTCATCAGCACACGGTGGTAGTGATGCACAAAACATGGCGGCTTCAATTAATGCCGCAGGTATTGATGGTATTGGAGCAAAAGCAACATCAACAAACCGTGTAGAGATCTACACAGATGGTTCTGCTGGTGCTAATACTGATTCAACAAAAGATGGTGCATTGAGATTAGAAGAAGTTGCTGATCCAGGTAATCCAGGACAAACATATGGACTTGTAAACACTTTAGGTTTAACAGTAGGTTACAAGCCAGGAGTTACTTTACAAATTTCAAAACATTCACAAGTACCAACTTGGAAAACAGGTGACACTCAAACAATTGATGCTTCTACAGTAAGTTCAGCAAGACCAACAGGTAGTGTTTGGGTTAAAACAACTGTACCAAATTTAGGTGCTAACTGGGTAGTTAAACAGTGGAGTGATGCAACAGATACTTGGTCACAAGTAAATGCACCAATATATGCTTCACGTGAAGCGGCAAACTATGCACTAGATGCAACAGGCGGCGGCGCAAATGTTGCTGTTGGTACATTGTTTGTTGACAGTGACTACACTAATCAAAGAATTGAAAATACAGGTGGTGACGATTTTGCTAAACCTTTGGCTAACTTTAAAATTTATCGCAGACAAGCGGTATCTCCAACAGTTGCTTCAGGTGGAACTTCGCCAACTGTAACTAACGGTCATGCTTTAATCATTGCAGAATCAGTAAAAGGTTCAGCAACTGTTTCAAGCGAAAAGACAGTAACAATTAATGGTACAGATGCGGCGGCAGTTGCAACAGCAATTTCAGGCGCAGGATTTACTAACATTGTTGCAAGTGTAACTACAGATGGTAGATTACAACTTACACATTCACTAGGTGGCGAAATCTACATTAGAAACAGTAGTGCAGGAACTGCTATTGCTGATCTAGGATTTACAACTAGCAGAGATAATGTTTACAATGCTCCTACAGGAGGAGACTTTAATGGTGGTATTGTTATCAGTAACTGGAAGCCATTAAGTTATCAAGCAAGCACAACTGCTCCAACTAGTACTCCAGCAGATGGAACACTATGGTATTCAACTACACTTGATGAAGTAGATATCATGGTACACAACGGTACTACTTGGGTAGGTTATCAAACTTACTTGCCAAACACAGATCCAAATGGTCCAATTGTTTCAGCAACTGAACCAACACAACAAAGTGATGCAAGTGCATTACAAAACGGTGATATTTGGGTTGACACTGGCGACACAGAAAAATATGGTCAAAACATTTACAAATATGATGGTAACACATTAGAGTGGGTTGCTATTGATGTAAGTGATCAAACTACAGAAGAAGGTATCTTGTTTGCAGATGCACGTTATGGTGTATCAGGTGCAACAGGTGACACTGCGGCAGATATTGCAGATTACCTAACAAGCGATTACCTAGACCCAGACGCTCCAGATCCAGACTTATATCCAAGAGGTATGTTGTTATGGAACACTAGACGTTCAGGTTTCAATGTTAAGAAATTTGTAGTTGGTCATGTAGATGTTAATGCTAATAACGGTGCTAACATTAGATTCCAAGGTACGGGTACAACTTACAATGGCGGAAGTGATGAACCAATGAGCGGATACAAAGTTAACCGTTGGATTGGATTTAACACACAAGCAGAAGATGGTTCAGGTTTATTTGGCAGACATGCTCAACGTAAAACTGTAGTTTCTGCAATCAAGAGTGAGATTGATACTAACCAAGATATGCGTGATGAAGAAACACGTAACTTTACATTACTTGCATGTCCAGGTTATGTAGAGTGTGCAAGTAACCTAGTTAACCTAAACATTGACAGAGGAATCACAGGCTTTGTAGTTGCTGATACTCCAATGCGTTTAGGAAGTTCTGCAACAGAATTGTTAGAGTATGGAAACAACTCAAACAATGCACTAGCAGATGGTGAAACAGGTGTTACTACATACGACGAGTATATGGGAATGTTTTATCCATCAGGATTTACAACAGACGTTAACGGTAACAACATTGTTGTTCCACCAAGTTACATGATGTTAAGAACTATTGCATTAAGTGATGCAGTTTCTTATCCATGGTTTGCACCAGCAGGTACAAGACGCGGTGGTATTACAAATGCTTCAAGTGTTGGCTTTATTGACAGTGAAGGAGAGTTTAAACCTGTTTCACTTAATGAAGGTGTACGTGACACAATGGCAGGAGTTAAAATTAACCCATTAACATTTATTACTGGAAGTGGATTAGTTAACTTTGGTCAATACACAAGAGCAAGAAATGCAAGTGCTTTAGACAGAATCAACGTTGCACGTTTAACAGCATACTTAAGACGTCAATTAGGATTGCTTGCTAAACCGTTTATGTTTGAACCAAATGATAAGATTACTAGAGACGAGATTAAACAGGCTTGTGAAAGTCTACTTCTTGAACTAGTAGGTCAAAGAGCACTTTACGATTTCCTAGTTGTGTGTGATGATTCAAACAACACACCAGCAAGAATTGATCGTAATGAACTATACGTTGATATTGCAATTGAACCAGTGAAGAGTGTGGAGTTCATTTATATTCCACTACGCTTAAAGAACACAGGTGAAATTGCTAGTTTGGGCAACCAATAATGGTGATAAATAAAATTATACAAGGAGCAAATTAAAATGGCAATTTCAAGTTTATCAAGATTTACAGTGCCATTGGCAAATGACCAGTCAGCAAACTCACAAGGCTTGTTGATGCCAAAACTAAAGTATCGTTTTAGAGCGACACTTGAAAATTTTGGTGCTGGTTCGCCCAATGTGGAACTGACAAAACAAGTAATCGATGTAACAAGACCTCAAGTTAACTTTGAGCCAATCACAATCGATGTGTACAACTCAAAAGTTTATTATGCAGGTAAGCATACATGGCAACCAATCACACTTACAGTACGTGATGATGTTACTAACGCAGTTAACAAACTATGCGGTGAGCAAATGCAGAAGCAGTTTGATTTCTTCGAACAATCAAGTGCGGCAAGTGGTATTGACTACAAATTCAAAACTAGAATTGAAATTCTAGATGGTGGTAACGGCGCTAATGCTCCTACGGTGCTTGAAACATTTGAATTAGTAGGTTGTTTCATTACTGACATTAACTACAACCAGTTAAGTTATGGTGATTCAAACCCAGTAGATATCCAAATGTCTATCCAATATGACAACGCAATCCAAACTAACGGCGCTGGTCAGCCTGACGGTATTGGTAGTGCTATTGGTAGAACAATTAGAACTTTAGCAACAGGCTAATAGAAAATTAAAAGGTCGGAGACTAAAAATCTTCGACCTTTTTTTGTGACTAAATATTAGTATGGGATGGATTAATAAATTATTTTCAAGCACTGCGGCATCGCTAACATCAAATGGCGATATGCATGACTATGCACATGCGGCAAGGTTATTCACTGACAACTATAATAGGCTCATGCCTAAAAGTCAGTTTCTGTATCATTGTTATTTTGAAATTGATGGTACAGTTCAACGTCTAGCAGGACTAGCGGCTAATTTAGGATTTTTAAAATCTGCACCTAACACAGAAGTAGGAATGCTAGTTAAGGGTGTAAATTTACCTAGTGTGGCTGTACAAACACAAACGTTTAATCAGTATGGAAAGAAAACTAATATTCAAACAAGAGTTGATTATCAACCTGTTACTTTTAGTTTCCATGACGACAATGCTGATGTAGTAAATGGAATGTGGCAACAATATTTTAAAGCAACATACGCTGACTCACAATATGCCGACGCACTATCTAGACAAATTACTTACAACTCACCTTACGGTAAACAACAGAAAATTAAATTTGGTTTAGACAGTAACAGAAGCAGACGCTTTTTTAGAAGAATTAGCATATTCCAATTAAGCCAACACAAGTTTAATGAGTTTACACTAATCAATCCTATGATAAGTGAATGGCAAGCGCCTAGACTAGAAAGTTCTAGTTCACAGCCAGCAGAAAATAATATGACTGTAATTTACGAAGGTGTAAAATATTCAAGTGGAATTGTAGGAATAGGAAGTCCTGATGGTTTTGCACAACTACACTATGATAAAAACCCTTCACCACTAGGATTGTTCGGTGGAGGCACTCCATCACTGTTTGGTGCTGGTGGTGTGCTTGCAGGAGGTTTAGATGTTATAGGAGATTTATTTGATCCTAATGTTTATAATAATCCTTTTGCACTTATTGGTACTGCAATCAAAGCAAAGAACACATATGAAAATGCAAAACAATTAAACAAAGCAGGCGTTAAACAAGAAGTTGAAAATATAGCAACTAATGCACTAGGTCAAGGAGCAGAAGCAGTTGTAACTAGTCAAGGTAGATTAGATAACAATGCTGTACTTGCGGCTCCTAGTAATGTAAGTGGAACACAAGCAGGACAAATTCAAACACAAAATAATACAGCAACAAATAATGCTAATCAAGTAAGTCCTCTATAAGGTAAAATAAATGACTGAATATTCAAATCTTCCAATATCAGAAACAAAAAAAGAAACTACATCTAGTGATAAAACTAGACAATTTTTTGATGCATATAATAATGGTCCATTAGAATTTAAAGCAACAGATTCTGATGCTTATCTTGCATTTTTTGAAAAAAGAGGAATGGAAAAGCAAGCGGCTCAAACAACAAGTTTTATTATTTTACGTCAAGCAAAAATTGATAATGTTAATCCCTTAACATTTTTAGATAAGATTAGAAACTTTACAGATGTTCAACTTACTGATCTAATTGGAGAAATTTTAAATAATAACAGAGTGCCAACAAGCACTATTGGTCGTGCAAGACCAAAGAAATTAGATAATCCTGCCAAAAGGAATATATTTACATAATGGCTCGTTTAGGGAATTTTGCTAGAGGCAAATATGAATTAAAAAATCCCGACAAATACATAGGAACAAAAACACCAATGTACCGTTCCAGTTGGGAATGGCACTTTATGAAAATGTGCGATGAACATCCTGCTGTTGCAAAATGGGCAAGTGAAAGTATAAAGATTCCTTACAGAAATCCTCTTAATGGAAAATATACAATTTATGTTCCAGACTTTTTTATTGTGTATTCAAACAAGTCAGGTAAAACACGAGCAGAAATAATTGAAATTAAACCAGAGAATCACACAGTAAAAGAAAGTGTTGGAAAGAGTACATATAATCAAGCCAACTATGTAAAAAACAAAGCGAAATGGGAAGCGGCCGCGGCCTATTGTAAACAGAATGGTATCCAATTTAGAGTTATCACTGAAAAAGATTTATTCCACCAAGGCAAGAGAAGATAAGTATTATTATGACAAAGAAATTAGAAGAACTACTAGATCTACCAGAAGTTAAAGAGACCATGGAGCAGGTTGAAAAACCAGAGCCTTCAAAAGAAGTCAAAAAGGAAACTGTCAACCTTGAGCGAAGTATAGCAGAATTTGATAAAATATCTGCCGCTTTACCTATGGTTAAAGGACTAGGAGAGTTAGCAGATAAAGAACTTGATGATCTAGCAGAAAAAGCAAAACAGAGTTATGAAGATCTAATGGATTTGGGCATGAATGTTGAATCACGTTATGCTGGTAGGGTTTTTGAAACAGCGAGCAATATGCTTAAAAATGCTATTGATGCAAAGAGTCAAAAACTTGATAAAAAACTTAAAATGGTAGAATTACAACTGAAAAAGCAGAATTTAGACCAAAAAGCAGGCGAACAAACTGACACTATAGACGGAGAAGGCTATGTTGTAATGGATCGCAATGCCATTTTAGAGAAGATATTAAACAAGAATGAAGATAAATAAACGTAGTTAAAGGGAGAATATTAATGAGCGACTTTAAAAAATATCTTACAGAAGCCACAAAGCAGTATGACTTTGTTATAAAAGTTGCTGGCGAATTAGACGAAAATTTCGAAGATAATTTAGAGATTGCTCTTAAGAAATGGGACGTTGCTAATTTATCAAGCGGCAAAAAAACACCAATTCAAAATTTACCACTAGATTTTCCTAATTTAACAAACACAGAAGTTACAGTTTATGAAGCAACTGTAAACTATCCTGTTACACAAACAGAATTACGTGCTTATCTAGCAGACGCATTGAACACTACTTTTGATTATATACGTGTTCGTAAGCCAGGTGAGCCATATGAAGAATATCAAAAAGAAAAAGAAGACACAACTTATGAATCTAAATTACTTGACGGTGAATACAAGTATGATGGCGAAGATGTAGATAAAGATGCATTAGTTGTTACAGAAAAAGGTAAAGAAACTTTTTTACAGCAACTTGCAAAAGATGCTAAAGAACGTTTCAAAGGAGAAGAGTAATGGCATCATTAGAAATGTACAATGTACTAGATAAGTTGCGTGAACTAGATAGCAAAAAAACTGAAGCAGTTGCTGATGCACTAGATAACACAGAAAAAATGAACGGTGAACAAAACATTGCAGAAGCAAAGCCAGACTTTTTAGATTTAGATAAAGATGGCAACAAAAAAGAGCCAATGAAAAAAGCGGCTAAAGATGCTAAAAAGAAAAAAGTAGACGAAGCAATTACAATTACTGCTGATACTCCAGAAGAAGCATCTGCAATTCAACAAATGATGGCTTTGGCAGGATTAACTCCTGTAACACCTGATATGATGCCAGGACAAGACAATGTACCTATGATGAAATCAGATGATAGCATTAATGGTTCACCTTGTGGTTGTGACGAGCCAGAATACGAAAACACACCAGACGAACATGTAAAAGGTGTTGAAGATGTAACTGTTGATGCAGGTATCGACGGTGTTAATGGTAAAAAGGCTCCACAGGATATTAGAGTAAAAGATCCAAGTCCATATGAAGATTTTCAAGCACGTTTGAAAGACCTTGCTGGTATTGAACAAGAAACAGAAGAAGGTTGGGACAACGAGCCAGACGAACACTATAAAGATTATGATGCTGACGAGTATGCAGACAAAGCAGGTCATGCTTCAAGAAAAACTCATCAAGTTCCTGCTAAATCAGGAGACAATCCTTTAGAAAATATTGAACAGAGTTTACTAAAAGCATATGCTGATTATGTTGCAGAGGAAAATTCAAAAAAAAAGATTGAAGAACGTCCTTTAACTAACCCCGAAGAAAAAGCAAAAGAAAAATATGTTAAGGGAATGAAAAAATCAGACAGTTTTGAAAAGTATAAAGATCCTAAAGCAGTTATGTATGCAACTGCAACAAAGATGGCAAAGAAAAACGCCTAATTAAAAATAATAAAAAATATTGCCCCGTTTAAAGCGGGGCTTTTTTTTGACTTAAAATCCGCTAAATATTTTTATGAAGACGGAATATACCAACGCCTTCTATGATGTAGTACGTGAGACAAAAGAAACACACGGTTACGAATTGCCAGTTGAACTTGAATCTTACGTTGTCTTTCTTTTGGCAAATTACATTGACCGTCCTGATTTTTTACCCGAAAAATCTTTTGCTGAAGCATACTTGGTTTTAGAAAGACCTTACAAACATAGTGCAAAAGAACTAGGGGATACATGTCTATTTGTTACAGGAGTTTTTCCAACATATGGTTGCCGTAAAGGTTTGAATATTAAATATTACAGTAACATAGGCAAAAGCAGTTATTCAATGGCTAGCGAATATTTAAACATAGATTTATTTGATAATTTAAGCAAACATTTTGATATACTACGTGACTTTATAGATATTAGTATCAATAAGCACAAAATGCCTCCTTTTTTAAGATAAGTATATATATGGCACAAAATGCAAAAAGCCTTGACGGTGTACTTGTAAAAAAAGCACACACAAGGACTAGATATACAGAAAAAGAAATTCAGGAACTACAAGCCTGTGCGAATCCAGACACAGGTGCAGAATTCTTTATGAATCATTTTTTCTATATACAGCATCCTACCAAAGGTAAGTTGTTGTTCCAACCTTTTGAATTCCAAGAACGTCTTGTAGAAAGTTATCACAATTATAGATTTAATATTAACATGCTACCAAGACAAACAGGTAAGTCAACTACAGCGGCTGGATATTTGTTATGGTATGCAATGTTTAATCCTGATGTGACTGTGCTTATTGCGGCACACAAATACGCAGGTGCTCAAGAGATTATGCATCGTATTCGCTATGCCTACGAAGACTGTCCAGACCATATTAGATGTGGTGTAACTTCATATAACAAAGGGTCAATGGAATTTGATAACGGCTCGCGAATAGTTTCACAAACCACTACAGACAACACAGGACGTGGTAT